TGCAAATGCAATCAATACCATTTTTATGTTTTTATTCACACACCTGGGAAAGGGTGGGGTTTTGGTTGGGGGGGTCGTCATACGTCACTGGCTCAATGACACTGAGCGCAGACGAGGGGGCTTGATCAGAAACTACCTCGGGGAGCTGATGTTCCGTCGCGGCACTAGGGTGCCTTTCGGTGTAGTTTTGATAGCGATGTACCAGTGGAAGATCCACTGGTGGGTGGGGTGGCATCATCCTCGACTGCATAAGACTTGGGTCTATATTTGCGGCGCGTGTCGAGGCGGTGACTGGAATAGGCACGAACTTAGCACCGCTAACGGTGTTCGTACCTGCCAGTCGTCCTGTGAGATACCTTGAGAACTGCTGATCAGTCTGAGGACTATTCAAAGCAGTCATGGGTGGGACATTGGCAATCAAACCTGTGTCACACGGAAGTGCGAGTGGCGGGGCTCCAATAAAGTAGCCCAGCTGTGAATCTTCTGCTGCACCTCTATAAATCACAGCAAGCGTAGGGTAGCTATAGTTTGCAATTGGACTAATCGTCACCGCAGCTTTAACATTGTAGATGTAGTTGTCATTGGTTGACGAGACTCTGGCACGGCATGCTTGTCTATAAAAGGGCATGACTGTATGCACAGGTTCTGATAACTCAGAGACACAAGCATTCATAATGAGACTCGGCGATGTTTTGTCCAAGCAAACTGATACTACACTAGGGGCTGTAGCTTTTACAGAGATACGTGTACCGCCTCGCGCATAGGCGTACATATAAGAGAAGTACTCAGCACATGTTGTATCTACAAAAGAGATAAAAGCACCGTTCCAAAATGCGTTACGTGTCTTATACCAAGGCGTCACATAAGTCGGAGTAAAGGGAGTGGGGTTCATGATGTACGGTTGTACCTGGTTGATTAGCTGCTTAATAGAAAGCAACTTCTCACCAATGCACTCCTGTGCCTCACTGATCCCACTCTGATACTGTATAACCGAATCAATAGGCGCTGGTTGCAACGTGCATGGGGTTGGTACGGACAACTCAAAACCCTCCATAGCTTGAACAGTGACAAAAATCTGAATAGTGTCAGACACACTTGGTGGGCAGATCAGGGGCGATTCCGCACACATGACAATGGTACCAGTGCCTTCCTCAGTAAGGCAATAATCAACTGGTGCCAAATAAGGGACATCAAAGGTCACCGAATCAGAAGCCTCCAAATCCCATACTGTTGAAGGCATGGTATATGCGGCATTTGCACTCGGAAACAGAAGATAACCCTTGGTTAATGGCCACTCATTAACGAGTGTGATCAATAACCGTCCTGTGTGGTACTGCGTCTTCACTGCCGTAAAAGTGAATCTGAAACCACCACGCCAATATTTGAAGGCGTTGGCCATGTACATAACTGGCGTTGGCCAAATTGCACCTTTGGCTATACCCGTGGTGGATGGAAAAGTGTTGTTGTGGTTTTGTCCTCTGCAAGAATACATCATTGTTGGGCAAATTGGAATACCCCACAGTGGTGTACCACGGACATTCGTTTTGTTGTATGCGAATGTACAGAGGTGTCCGGGTCTGGTCACGATGTAGTCAATGGCCATTTCATCAATGTCAGTCCCGACAAAGCCCGGTAGGGGCGTCAACTTGTTGTCAACTGTAGCACCAAGATTATACGATGTGTCTGGACCGTCAACATTACTGATGTAGTTATGACTGGAGTGGAATGTCCGGACATTTGCCTCAATAGCCAGGGGCTTGGAGTACCCAAAAGCACGCGCTGTGCCAGCTAGCACTCCAGTCACCCAAGCAGCGGGTGCTGCAAGTGCTCTGAGGTTAGGTACCATAGACATAACTGTGGCAACTTTGCTCACACCAGAGAGTAAGGTTGATATCGGACGTGCTTCTTTGTCCGCAATGCCAGACTGCCAAGCAAAAGCGTCGGGGTTTCTAATCCCGGCTCCAATAAGCTCAACATCTTCAAGGCCCAACCTAACTGTGACCTGGGAAACATTGTTAGTACCAATAACGGGTGCGTCAGTCATGTTATATAGTGAAAACGCACCATAATCCATCTTTTGGGTGGGTGTGGTGCTGTTGGTAAAAGGCATGTAATCAAACATATGAAGATATGGTATTCGCAACTCACCATGTGATGCCTGGTTCAGGTTAATATAAGTACCCGGTAGCATAGTACAACCGGGCACGTCATTTTTCCTGTTCCAGGTGTCACTAAGATCGTGCGGCGTCCAACACATTTTGAGCAAAGCTGCTTGAAATGGGTTGGCAGTTACCTCCACACGAAACACTAGGGTGAACCGTACGCCAATGGCGCCCTGTAGGAGCCCTAGAGCGGGAAGTGCCTGAAATAATGAGACATTGTCAACATGATATGAATACAACAAAGTGCGACTCGTCATAGTCCACGTAATTGTTGTCATCTTTACCATGCGGGATAGAACTTGCCTCGGGTCATTATCACTAGTTTGAGGATTCCGATACACATGTTTCTCTGCTTTGGACAGCAGTTCAAATGTGTTACCGTTTTCGTCAAGATAGTTGGTAAGACCACGTCGTGTATCGTCAAGACACTGAATATTGTTGACATCAGATGTCAGCTCACAAATGTCGGTCAAAGTCGAGGATGCGTTTATTTGTGTTGTAGCAGAAATGCATGAGCCTGGTGCTTATTTTCCATTGGGCACCCGGTTTATTCGGCTCCTGGACATTAGTGGGGCTGCCACCGACCCGTCCTGGAAGTAAACCTAAAAAAGTAGGGTCTTCGCTTGTACCTTTGCCTGTCGCCAAGAGCACTTACGCCGAAAAGTATTACCGCGTTGGTGGCCGTATATAGGGTACAGAGGCTTTGTTTTTGTATTTCTTTTTCTTTAATACTTGGTATCCATCTTCGCAGAGTGAGCCCTGAAGGCTTCCTGCGTGAATGGAATACCAAGATACGATGGTGTGTAACCGTAGTGTACGCCTGCTTGACGCCTAAACACCTCCGAGTACTGTCCCCACGTTGCTTTGTCATGAAGACTTAGCTCTGTGAAGAAAGTGTTAAAGGTGTTGTACATGTCCTTATCGGACAGCTCACCACGCTCCCAAAGAACCATCTGAATGACACTCTCCACCCTGAGAGTTGGGAGATAATCTTTCCTCCCGCCTTTCAATGTCTCGGTAAAGCTCCTCTTAAGGAATTCCACCTGAGTCAGAGGACGGTATGAAAACTCCTCGTCATTCTTCTGCTCGTTGGTGTAGGTCATCCCTACCTGTGTCATGAACTCGGTGACAGCTGCTTGATCGAATGGATCTTCGAATGCAGCGACTTTGTCGGAGACACTGATGAGGTTGTCATCCCCGTACACGCAAGGTTGGACATGAAGCCGATAGGCAGACCACACATCAGGGAACTTGCCCTGTGCGTACTCGTACCAGCAACACGCAATGCATGTCAGGTTGTAAAACGAGTTGATGAAGGATGTAAGGGGGTGGCCGCTAGGGAGCGACTTGTGCCATTGGTATAGCACATTAGCACTGAAGCCATCACCTCCAATGTGGCGTGAATGAACCACTTCGTACCAGAGCACTCTCCGTACGCGCTGATTCTCTTCACAGTCTCCGTACCACTCATTGATACGGTCACAGATACTCCAAAGGATCTGTGGAACTTGGGCCTTATCAAACCCACTGAAGTCACCGGCAATGAGATTATCACCTTTCCGCAACAACTTCTCCGCCAAGACAGTCCACTCAGTGTATGGGTTGATGCCCACGCACACACCGTTGTGGATACGCGTCTCCTGGACGGCATTGGTGAAGTCCAGGAAATACATACGCACTAAGATGTTGTACAGAACAGGGCAAGCGGACACCAACCGTGTCTTTCCTGCTAGCACCTTCTCAGGAGAGCGCAGCTCATCCTTCAAGAAGTCCGCGAAGATGTGAAGTCCGCGAATGTTCTGCTTTGCCATGGCCAAGTACTCTTCCACCTCCAACATCAGTGCCCTGTGGGCATCGCTGCTGAAGTCGTACTCGCCATCTCTGCCCCAAAGGGCGCGCTTGGTGATACCAAGGACGCAGTATGGGTACCCAGCTGAGGTTGACCTCGGAATTCCCTTGTTGTCAAGGGTACTCCGTATGGCCTCTTCCGGTTTGAGCACCTCACGCTTTGACCTAGCGGTAAGGGACATGAGGGGATGGAATGCGGCGACAGATGCCTCATCAAGCTTAGACTGCGGAATGGCGATCACATCGCCTGCGTACCCTTCCATAGCATTACGCATGGGATTGATGCCCTTCTTCGGGTACATCATAGCTGGCTTTGACACCCGCTCCCACACAATCTTGCTTTGTCTCAGGGTAGAATTACGGTTAAGGTTCATCGCTCGACTCATCTCACCGAGGGTTTCAAAGCCCTCGTAAGCGAGTCTTGCGGTCTCTCCAACCACAACCCCTGCCACGACGCCTTCGTCTATGACAGCGCTAAACTGCTCCAAAGCACTGTTCAGCATCTCCTGTGTGATGATGTTACAACACCCTGTATGACCGCCAGCACCGCCAACATGCAAGCCAACCATCTGCCTTTGCATGGTTGCGTTCATGCTCTCGAAGTACACGACAGATCCACAATCACCCTTGGCGGTATTGGCGCTGTAGGTTAGGGTCCTGTCGTTCATCCGACCTGCGATCTCACTAGGTCCAATCTCCATGGTGGTGTATGTGTGATGGCGAAGGATGGTGTGGGTGCCCTCTCGGTAGCTACTGAAGTCAATCACCACTGGAACAAAGCGGTTCCGAAAAACACGCAAGTCATCCTCAGTGACGAAGAAGTTCACGATGTCACTGTGAGCAGTGACATTTGGTACTTTGACCACAGTAACATCCTTAGAGGCATTGACGTAATGGTTCTCGAGGTTCATAAAGTCCGAAAACTCCATGGAAAACGAGTTACGCTTGGAACCAAAGGTAGGTTTGAAGATCACGTTCCTGCACGGTCTCTCTTCAAGGTACTCTCTGATAAGGATGAAGTAGTGGTATGGCATGACAGCGTAATTAGTACGCACGAAGAGAGCAGCTCCAACCCTAAGGTGAGCTCCTTCAATCTCAATGTATACGTCATAGCTGTTTGACGTGGCCTTGCACTTGGCTACCATGAACTCTGCAAGTCCATGATACTCGAGCCTCTCAGTCGTACCAACCGCTCGTGTTGGTTTACCGGAGCTCTCTACAATACTAGTGGTGCCCTTTGCTGGGAGCTCGACACTAGCAATGCGCACGTCCTTTGTATGATGCACACCCTTGTTTTTGTCTCGAGAAGAGTCCTCTCCTTGTCCTTGCGTTCCTCTGTATAGTGCTAATGCAGCACACACAGTGACGACAGAACCCAGGAGAATCATCATACCTTGGCGAGATGAAATGAACTTGTATGCGTCCGACGCAAGTACTGTTAGGAACAAGTCCTTACAGTAGTCCTTGTACGACACAAACTCAGCATGCGCTACCGCCGCTGGGTTCAACTCAATCTCAACCATGTCGTCCTTCACAGGCTCGACAACTGGTTCCTCGGTTCTTGTGGTCCAAAAGGATGGCCACCACCACTCCCCGGCTTGCGCTTCAAACTGGGGCCAGTGATGCAACTCTGTCCTCCTAGGCCTTTGTGTCCCGCCCTGCCGCAGCTTCAACAGGTAGTCTCTCTGGTTGTTGAGAGCCTCACGATGGTCCCCCGCCAAAGCCTGATTGCGGAACATGTGTTCCACAACATCCTTAGCGAATTCCGCAAATGACCTCGTCCTTGACTGGCGCTTGCCAGTATCAATGTTGAAGTCATACACGGTCCACGCCATGTACTGCTGCTCAGTACTCATAGACGTGAACTTTGCGAAATCAAACTTGTCGTCTGTCATAACGCACGCATTGGGTACTAGCTCCACTGTATGGTGCATTCTCCGCAGAATGGCGTCTTTCGAGGCAACAAGACCACGTGTCGCCGACTCAAGATGAGTCATGTTGGTGGTCGCAATGAACGCAGGACTGTTGGCAAAGACCTTGCCTTTGTCCTCTATCGCGGCCATGCGGAGGGGTTGAGAAAATGGATTGACGATACCGATCAGCTTCGAAAAGTCATTCTCGGTGTCACCTGATGCATGCACGTTCTGGAACATGTCATCCCAGACCCACACCAATTGCTGGTTGTAGCCTGTGAAGAACTGATCCGTACCCTGCACATACATATGCCTACCCAACTCACTCCCGCGACCAGCGAGGGCCTCAGGTGAGAGGTAGGTGTACACGATATGTGCAGCGAGCATCTTCATCGCAACTGTCTTGCCTGTGCCCGGACCCCCAATTAAGAAGGTCGACACTGGTTGAACTCTGTCACCACGCATTGCAACCCGCGTCGGGCCATACGTGTTGAGCATCTCATCAAGACTACGAATCATTCGCTCGATATGTGCATTGAGCAGCGGAGACTTGCGATGCTTGTCAGAAAGGCTAGAGGCTTCTTTCCGCAGATAAATGAGCGTATCAATATCGTCTGCGTTGAAGACTTCCTCACCAACCTTGTACCTGATAAGCACAGTGTTGACACGATCACAAAAATCGTTAATCTCACTGTCCGCGGTCTTCCACTGCAACAGGTTCTTCCCGCCGAAGAACTTGATGATGCTGTTGATGATGTTCGTGACAAATGCTCCCGCTTGCGCAAAGAAGTCTGACATGCCACGTGTGGCTGTGGGGAAAGTACCCGACGTGCGGATAATCTCAGCAGCTACTGCTGGAAGCGAGTAGCGTGATCCCACACAGTATGAGGAAAGGATGGTCACGATGATGATGGAAAACGAGCCAATGTGGTCGGAAAAGCCTTCATACTCCATCTCCTCAGATGGTGTACGCTTGAAAAGCTTCTCAATCAGCGGCCAAACGGCGTCGTACAGCTCCTTATGAAAGAAAGCTGACAACCCAATGCCGACAAACGACAAACAGACTGTAACAGTCTGCACATTGAACTTCGCCTGTGACAACCAGAACATGATGAAGAGAGCAGCAAGACTAGCGCCTAAGCGCATAATCCAGGTCTCCGCGGCATTACCTGCTTTCTCGCACTGCTCCTTGAGTGCGTTCGTCAAGCGTTCCGTGGTGTCCTTGATGCTGCTGTCGAGTGACCTGCAGATCTGACTTGTGGTCCTCTCTACAGAGTCATTCATCGACTGCTTGATACCGTCGAGCAGACCCTCGTACTGGAAGCTAAGAGACTCGAGAGTCTCCTTTGCAGCCAACTGGTTGAAGGCGTCCTGGACACGCTTGACCAGCACCTTCCTGATGCGACCTGGTGTGGGAACAAACACAGCAGCGTTTGCACGCTTAACTGCATTACGCTCTGCACGTTCAGCCTGACTCTTCTTGTCCGCTGCCCGACGTGTTGCGATGGTCCGTGGGAACCGCACCGGCTCCACTACGGTGTACGTTGGTACCTTCATGCTCTCAGCACTTGGGTGCCACTCCTTCTGCTCCGGCAGCTCACACAGGGGCTTGGAGTGACCAGAGTAATACTGGTACTGCTTCCTTGCTCTCTCCTGCGTCGTCATCCACGCAATGTCCTTGCGTGGGCCCTCAACACTGCGCGGCCCATAGTAGGGCTCGTGCCAGTAGTCTCCAACCGTTGGTCTGTACTTGTAAACAAGCGAGGACCTAGGTCGTACTGGTAGCGCGGTGTCCACGAACCTGTTGCTCGTATAAAACAACGAGGTAGGGGCAAGATGGCGTGGTGAGTACGTGCGTCCACTTGAACGCTCGTAAATGGCATGGGGGTAGTGATGACTTGGGGCAAACCCCTTGTCAGCGACAGTTGAACCATTGTACACCTGATTTGCCTTTTTGCTGCAGCTCATGGTGTCTTTCGACAGGTTGCACATATGTAAAGTGCGTACTGGCAATTTGTTGAGTACAAAACGCCAAAAACTCGTTCCTTCAAAAATCCAAACAAACTATGCACCGTATCTGAATACAAAAGATTCAAGGATCATGCACTTTGGCTAGGCATGTGAAGCGGTTCGTGTGCAAAGATAAACAACGACATCCTACTGTGTTTTAAACATGGTTGACAGCTTGGCCATCTAACACCGCAACTTTTACTGCAATAACTGCAGCACGCGGTGTGAGCGATAGTCTCTCTGTGGCTCCAGAGGTCCTCACTCCAGTTTCGGTCGATGTAATTTACACCCTCACATGGGTCCTCCTGGGAGGTGTTAACAACCAGGGTCCGAGTCCCCAAAAGCGATTAGATCATATATAGTCTTGTTCATTGATACTTAGCATGTACTGTTGTATGAAAACCATGAAAAGGGAACAAATGGAAAGTCAATTTAGATTGACAAGCAGATCCAGGATAACACCAAGGAACAACATTGGGGTCTTATTGTATTAAATGCACCACCTGGGGCACTGCGTTGCCTTCTCATCACGACATTGATCCAGATCAAACTCGAGGGGTGTATGTTTTAAAGAAAACATAGCAAACTTTAGTAGTATATCAAGCACGGTGGATGTAGGGCTCTTGAGAGGGCACCCAACATTACACAATGTCTTGGTGATCATATAAGGAATGAACACAACTCCCGGTCCTGAAGAGGAACCATTCTACCTGGTAAGACCAGGTCCTGTCAAATTTTCGACATAATGTCACGAGGAGCAGAACGAAAGAACGCTCTTTAGACAGTATCACTCTGTCGCTCCACGACCACTAAATAACATAAACAGTTGGGGGGGGGAATTTAATTTATTTTTGCGCGTTGTCTCCGAATTACACAGAATATCTCCGAATCACATAGGCAACTCCGAATTACGTGCTCGTAAGCACCACGTGAGATGGCTAAAACGTGAGATTAATCTTGATACGTGAGGCAAAACACACAAGAGTTATTTTCTCTTGGTAAACAAATGCAGGGGAAGGA